GCGGGATCACAAGGACGGTGCGACGAGCTTGGCCAACACCCCGGTGAACGGCCTGCTTGGCCGCCAGGTCCTAGTGACGCCGATGGCTGGGCGCGATACCTCCGAGCCGCGCCGGACCTTGAACCCGCTGTTCGTCGAGGCGCTGATGGGCTGGCCCACCGGGTGGACCGGCTTCGCCTCTGTGGCAACGGCGTGGTCCCCCTGGTTGCGGCGCATGCGCTGCGAACTCTGGCGGCTGAACTGTTGGCCGATGGATGAGGTGGCGGCATGAAGCAGTCCCGCCTCATGTCGCTGATCGAGGCCGTCGCCAACGTGATCGTCGGCTACGGCGTCGCCGTCGCCACGCAGATCCTGATCTTTCCGATCTTCGGGCTGCACACGACGCTGGCGCAGAACCTGAAGATGGGCGCGGTGTTCACCGTGGTGAGCATCGCACGATCCTTCGCCCTGCGGCGCCTGTTCGAGGCGATCCGGATGCGGAGCGCCAAATGATCGACCGCCGCCCCGGAGGGACGGCGGCCATCAGCTTGTCGGGGTCCGGCGCATCAGGCGGCGGGGAGTTTGTACACGCGCCCCCGATCCTCGATCTTCTCCGATGTCACTTCGAGCCCGAGTTTCTTCTTCAACGCCCCGGCCATCGCGCCGCGCACCGTGTGCGACTGCCAGCCCGTCGCGGCCATGATCTCCTCGATGGTCGCGCCGTCCGGCGCGCGCAGCATGGCGATCAGGGTCGCCTGCTTGGTGCCCTCGCGCGGTGTGCGTGACGTGGCGCCCGTGGCCACCGTGGACGCGCTGTTGGTCGGGGTGGCGTCATGGTCCGCGCCGCCAGCCGAAGCGCCCGTATCGCCAAGTGTGGCGGAACGGGGCGCGTCTGGTTCGGGCACCTCGTCAGGCTCGATGCCGATGGCGGCAAGACCCACGTCGGTGATGACCAGGGTGACGCCGTGACCGTCACCGGTCTCGCGCCAGACCGGATCACTCAGATGCGGCTGGAAGGCGATACGGCGTGCCTCGACCTCTTCGAGCAGGCCCTTGGCGATCATGGTGCTGACCACCTTGGTGGCGGCACCGCCCTTCAGATTGGGTGGCAGCGGCAGGGCAATGCGGTCGTCGCGCTGGGCGGCGGCGCTCAGAATGATGAGTTGGGTATCGGAAAGCTGAGCCATGGTGGCCTCCGTATTCGGGCGCGCGGGATGCGGGCCCTTCTACGAGGCCAGGCCCGCCAGTCGGCGGGCGAGACCGGCGACTGGTGGTGCTACTCGGCGTATTCGCCTTCATGGAAGGCGCTGTCGCAGATCTCGCGCAGCCTGGCGCGGTAGTGCTCCAGCGTGCCGACATGGCCCCAGTTGATCTGGTCGGAGTCGGTATTGAAATGGTCGTCGCTCAGCGCCTGCAAGCGGGTGAGCATGTCGTCGATCTCGAGCTTGGTGGAAATGAAGGCGTCGATGGCTGTTCTGGCGTTCGTCATAGCATGGTCCTTTCTGTTCGTACTCACACTCATGCTCTGAACGACAGGATCATCAACTGAATAAGTCGATCATTTTGTTGCTGTTTTCGCGTCGGCCGTGAGCCGGAGAAGGAATGCGCATGCAGGGCATGAGCGAGCGCCAGTATGCCGCCCATGCCGGCCTGTCGCGGGGCGCGATCCAGAAGGCGAAGACGGCCGGACGATTGGTTCTTTATCCGGATGGCAGCATCGATGCGGCGGCTTCCGACCGGCGTCGGGCCGAGACGACCGATCTGTCGAAGACCCGCAAACCACCGGTGCCGAAATTGAAGCCCGTGCCCGAGGCGGCCGTGACCGCTGTCGGCGACACGCTCCGCGAACAGGGCCTGGCGGTTCCGGCAGTCGGCGGCGGCACGACCTTCCTGCAGGCCAAGACAGCGAACGAGGTGCTGAAGGCGCAGGAGCGGCGCATCCGTCTGCAGAAGCTGAAGGGAGAGTTGATCGAGCGGGCCCGCGCGCTGGCGCTGGTGTTCCGGCTGGCGCGGGAGGAACGGGACGCATGGGTGAACTGGCCCGCGCGCGCGGCGGCTCTGATGGCGGCCGAGCTTTCGGCCTCGGGCAGCGACGCGACGGGCCAGCAGATCACCGTGGAGCCAGCCGCGATGCAGAAGGTGCTGGAGAAACATGTACGCGCCCACCTCGACGAACTCGCCGAGGTCCGGCCCGACTTCCGGTGATGATGACGCGCTGACGGACTTCGACGGCGCGGGCGAGATCCTGCGCGCCTGGGGCAACGGGCTGCGGCCCGACCCGGACCTGACCGTTTCGGAATGGGCGGACCGGCACCGGATGCTTTCGGGCCGCGCCTCGGCCGAGCCCGGGCGATACCGCACGGTGCGCACGCCCTACATGCGCGAGATCATGGACCGGCTGAGCCCCGGCGATCCCACGCAGCGGATCGTGTTCATGAAGGCCGCGCAGGTCGGCGCGACCGAGGCGGGCAACAACTGGATCGGGTTCGCGATCCACCAGGCGCCGGGTCCGATGCTTGCGGTCCAGCCGACGGTGGAACTCGCCAAGCGCAACTCGCGCCAGCGGATCGACCCGCTGATCGACGAGAGCCCGGAGCTGCGGGAGCGGGTCAAACCGGCACGGTCCCGCGATGCGGGCAACACGATGCTGTCGAAGGAGTTCGCGGGCGGCATCCTGATCATGACCGGGGCGAACTCGGCGGTCGGGCTGCGCTCGACCCCGGCGCGCTACATCTTCCTCGACGAGGTCGACGCCTATCCGGCCTCGGCCGACGAGGAAGGCGATCCGGTCACGCTGGCCGAGGCTCGGTCGCTGACCTTCGCCCATCGGCGCAAGGTGCTGCTGGTCTCGACGCCCACGATCCGGGGGCTGTCGCGCATCGAGCGGGAGTTCGAGGCGTCCGACCAGCGGCGGTTCTTCGTGCCATGCCCGCATTGCGGGGCGATGCAGTGGCTGAAGTTCGACCGGCTACGCTGGCAGAAGGGCCGCCCCGAGACGGCGGAGTATCATTGCGAGGGCTGCGACGCGGCAATCGCGGAACACCACAAGACGGCGATGCTGGAGGGGGGCGAATGGCGGGCGACCGCCGTCGCCGCCGATCCGACGACGGTCGGGTATCACCTCTCGGCGCTGTACTCGCCGATTGGCTGGCTGAGCTGGGAGCGGATCGTGCGGGCATGGGACGCGGCGCAGGGGTCGGACGAGGCGATCAAGGCGTTCCGCAACACGATCCTCGGCGAGACATGGGTCGAGACCGGGGAAGCCCCCGACTGGCAGCGGCTCTACGACCGGCGCGAGCGCTGGACATCCGGCACGGTACCTGCTGGCGGGCTGTTCCTGACAGCCGGGGCCGATGTGCAGAAGGACCGGATCGAGGTCGATGTCTGGGCCTGGGGCCGTGGTCTTGAGTCCTGGCTCGTCGATCACGTCGTGATCGAGGGCGGGCCGGACCGACACGATGCGTGGTCGGAACTGACCGCGCTGCTCGACCGGTCCTGGCTGCACGAACGCGGCGCGCATCTCAGGATCGCGCGGCTGGCCATCGACACCGGCTACGAGGCTCCGGCGGTCTATTCCTGGTCGCGGGCGCAGGGGTTCGCGCAGGTGTCGCCGGTGAAGGGCGTCGAGGGGTTCAACCGCTCGAGCCCGGTGTCGGGGCCGACCTTCGTCGATGCGACCGAGGGCGGCAAACGCCTGCGGCGCGGCGCGCGGCTCTGGACCGTGGCGGTGTCGACCTTCAAGGCCGAGACCTACCGCTTCCTGCGGCTGGCGCGGCCCACCGAGGAGGAGACGGCCGACGGGGCGGCGTTCCCGCCCGGCTCGGTCCATCTGCCGCATTGGGTCGAGAACGAATGGCTGAAGCAGTTCGTGGCCGAACAGCTGGTCACGGTGCGCACGAAACGTGGCTTCGCGCGGCTGGAATGGCAGAAGCTGCGCGACCGCAACGAGGCGCTCGATTGCCGGGTCTATGCCCGTGCCGCCGCCTGGATCGCGGGCGCGGATCGCTGGCCCGACGAGAAATGGCGCGACCTCGAGGATCAGCTCGGGGCGGCCCCCACCGACACCGATCCCGCCGGGCAGATCAACCGGCCGGGACAGGCCGCGCAGGGCAAGCGCCGCTCCGACTGGCTCGGGCGGCGGGAGGGATGGTTCTGACATGGTGAGGACCGGTCCGCGCAGCGGATGCGAGGCTCCAGTGGAGCGTCGCAAGGGAACGAACGCACTGAGCGGGAGCGAAGGGCATGGACTGGACGGAAACCGAGCTCTCGGCGCTGCGCCGGGCCTATGCCAGCGGCACGACCCGGGTCAGCTATGACGGCAAGTCCGTCGACTACGGCTCGGCCGAGGACCTGCTCGCCCGCATCCGGACCATCGAGCGCGCCATTGCGGGCGTCAGCCGACCGCTGCCGGTGGCGGGGCTGGCGGGCTTCTCGCGCGGGGATCGCTGATGTCGGCGAACTGGTTCGATCACGCCATCGCGACGGTGGCGCCGCGGATGGCGGCACGTCGTGTGATGGCCCGGCAGGCCTTCGAGACCCTGACGCGGGGCTATGACGGCGCGGCGCGCGGGCGGCGGACGGAGGGCTGGCGGGCGCCGGGATTCTCGGCCGACACCGAGATCGGCGTCGCCGGGGCGCTGCTGCGCGACCGGATGCGCGATCTGGTGCGCAACAACCCGCATGCGGCCAAGGCCGTGGCGGTGCTGGTCAACAACATCATCGGCGCGGGGATCATGCCGCGCGCCGCCAGCGGCGACGACACGCAGGACCGGAAGGTCGATGCGCTCTTCGAACGCTGGACGGCGGAGTGCGACGCCGACGGTCAGCTGGACTTCTACGGTCTGCAGACGCTGATCTGCCGCGAGATGGTCGAGGCCGGCGAGGTGCTGGTGCGCCGCCGGCTGCGGCGCGCCAGCGACGGCCTGCCGGTGCCGTTGCAATTGCAGGTGCTGGAAGCGGACTTCCTCGACGCCACGAAATCCGGCGTCCTCGGCGCGAGGCGGCTGGTGCAGGGCATCGAGTTCGACCCGGTCGGCAAGCGTCGCGCCTACTGGCTGCACGCGGAGCATCCCGGCGACGCCTATGGGGCCTTGCAGAACGGTCTGCAGAGTCGCCCGGTCCCCGCGACCGAGATCGCCCATGTCTACGAGAAGCAGAGGACTCAGGCCCGCGGCGTTCCCTGGGGTGCGCCGGTGATCCGCAGCTTGCGCGATCTTGACGATTACGAGGTGGCGGAACTCGTTCGCAAGAAGACCGAGGCTTGCGTCACGGCCATCGTCTTCGGCGATGACGAGGCCCAGCAGGGCATCGCGCCGTCGGTGGTCGATGCCGACGGCAACCGGGTCGAGCAGTTCGAGCCGGGGCTGATCGCCTATGCCCGCGGCGGCAAGGACATCCGCTTCAACCAGCCGTCGGCCACCGGCGGCTACGGGGAATA